GATTGATTTACTATTTTAATGACCACCCTTGCATCATTTTCTTGCAAGATAGTTGGTCCTGTTACTGTGTCTGCCATAATCCCTCCTTAATTAAGATTACTAGATGGGGCCGAAGCCCCGATCTAATTTAAGTTTTTAACTATTACTCGTTAATAATTCTACTCATTGCAACATAGTGACAATGAATCGCTTCTGCTGCACCAGCACACGCTTCAACTCCAATATATGGAATTAAATCAATGTCATTTTTCATAGCTGTTGACTTAGTAGCTGCTTTACCTGGTTGTACTGCTGTTACTGCAGTTCCACCTGTGCTTCCTGAAGTGCTAGTAACATTATATTGTATACCATTAACAAAAATGGTCAATTTTCTGTCGCTATCCGCTACAATTTTTAAGTGATAAATTGTAGCCGCTGCCACAGTAATTGGTAATACACTGATATAATCAGTTCCATTAACACTGTAAACAAAGTGTAGTTTAGTAAAGTCATCAAATGCTTGACCAGAATTATCTGCATCCGTGCCAAACGTAAAGAAAGCTTGGTCAGCGTCTGTTGCAAGTTCTGGAGCATTCGTCAATTTCAATCCAGCCCATGCCCATTGATTATCGATTGCAGGTAATGCAATAGAAGTTTCAAAGTGAACTTGGTTTTCAGTACCCCATAAACAACCAGCCCATGCTGTAGCAGCAGTGTCTAGATGTGGAGTAAGAATTGCTTGATCTTGATCTGAACCAGCAGTTGTTGCCACAACTCCTGCTGAAGTAGTATTAAACGTACATAAAGCAGTAGTCATATTAGTTCCAAGCGCTTCCCAGTTTCTATTCAAAGCTCTTTGAACTTCAACTGTAGATGCTTGGTCGATGTTTGCATTAAGACCAGGTCTTTGCAAGAAGTTTTCTTCTAAATAAAATCTTCGAGTGTCCTTTAGTCCTAAGTCGTGAACTGTTCGATCATGCACTACGCCTGTCGATGCAGTTTTACTCATTATTTTAAATCCGTTCTCCGATCTTACGGGTCCCGAAAATGATGTGTTTGCCATAATTATATCCTCCTAGTTTCTGAACATAGTCTCTAGGCCGTCGACTATACTCGTCTATGTTCTAAATTAATTGTATAGTGATTAAATTATATATGAATTTTTAGTAGAGTGCAAGAGATCCTTGCGGAAATGTACGATTTCAGCGATGTGGCGTTTATTTAAGTAGCCACAGAAACTTCGGGGGCAGCATCTGTAATTGCATTTTCTCTATCTGCAATTTTAGCCTCTTCGAGTTTAATCTCATTGATAGTGTCTTTAATAGCATTATCAATTCTGACCATATTGAGAGTATATTTACCATTCTGCTCATACTCCAGTTGCCACCTCAACTCCAAGGACTTTTTTTGTTTGTATAGGTCGTGTACCATCTATAACCTCCTCATAGGTTATTCTTCTAACTCTTGGGTCCATCATTTCTCCAAGATAGTCCCACTTTATATCTTTTTTTCCTAGTTTGTCAACTATTGCATTTTCAATAGATTCAACGCTATCTTCAGCTAAAACTTCAAATTTAGCTTTATATTGATACGCATGTATATTTACTAGGAATTTTCTCATTTTCTTACCTTATTTGTAAAATGTGGCGGAACTGTGTCCCGCCACATAATTAGTTTAGATTACGCACCTTCAACGCCGAAGATACCTCTAAAGTCTGATACTCCAAATGAGTATCTTTCTCTAGCTTTGTATCTAACGTTGCCAGTATCGAAGTCTCCTTCCATAGCAGTTTTTAGAGCTGCTCTTTGGAACATCTTCATACCATTAGGCACATCAGTAATAAGATACCAACTGTCAGTATCAGTTAAGAAATTGTTCACTCTATATCCTTGAGGAACCATTCCCATTGATACAACAGCGTTGATATCATTATCAGCTGTACCAGTTCTACCTTGAGATTTCATCAATCTCTCAGCAGTAAATTGGTTAGCCGAAGGAACAATCATCTTCATTGCTCTAGATGCTACTCTCAATCCACGTTCATCAGTCATGCCAGCAATGTCTACCAATGCTTGCTCTAATGAAGTTTCGTTTAAGTCTGCTTGCGTAGTTAAAGTGTTTTTAACTGCTGTTCCGCTAACCGTTGCGTGGTTAGTTGAAAACAGAGAAACTGCATCACCTGAATCGAAGTTATCCGTTGACGGAAGTCCATCGTTCAAAGGTTTTGCTGCTTTAACTTGTTTCGCATTAGACATAGAACGTGCCAAAGCTTTTGTGTATCTAGAAGCTAGTCTATCGTAGAGGTTATCTTCGATAGCTTCTTCAGTGATAGCAAATGCTAAAGCTACTGTGTCGTGAGTGTAACGAGCAGTGTAAGTTTCTTGTGCAGTATCGAATGATACTCCAGATCCTTCTGCTTTTACTTGTGCGTTAGCGAATCCAGATAACATCACTTCCTCTTCGAAAGCTCTGTCACTTGATTCAGTTACATAGATCTCAGCGTGCTGATTCTCGTAACGTTTGTATTCCAGGCCGAATAGTGCATTCAAACCTGGCTCTAGTTCTTTAACTAGCTGTGTTCTTGATATAGCCATAATTTATTCCTATTCAGTTATTAACTTCCAGAACTATCAATGTACTGGTTTAAGTTTTGGACTACAACAACGGTACAATAAGCTGCTGTCAGATCATTGTTTTCTGGGTCTTCTGCGCTTCTAATCAATCTCCATGTATCGTTAGTCGCGTGAGTTGTGCCAATGTCAAGTGTAGTGTTTGATCTTCCAGTTGTTGTGCTTCCACCTGTATTGATACTAAATGTATCAAGGTATAAAGCATGTGCACCTGCAACAGTAGTAGCTACTGCAGCATCAGTTGCAACATTGTACAATTGGAAAGGATAGTCATTTACAAACGCTTTAGTGTCTTCGCTGTTTGCTGGTGTGATTGTTGCATCATACCAACTTGCAAACGTAGGCTTCAACGTAGTTGCAGCATTGTAAAATATACCCTGTAAAACACCTACAGTCTCAGCAGTGGCAGCGTCTTCACCAGTAAGAATATAGCCAGCAGTTACGCAAACCGCCATACCATTAAACTTATCAGCAGTGTCACCAGCATCTATGAAGTATTCGGATAATCCCTGAGTAGAAGGTGTATTACCTAACGTACCCGCTGGAATAAAACCGAAACCTGCTTCATTTTTATTAGCCATAGTTGTCTCCTTGTGTCCACCGAAATGGACGGGTTAATTAAAATCGATGATAGGGAATTGGTTGTTATCCCGAGAAAATTAACTTTTCTTTGTACCACCGAAGGTTACACGAGATTGCCTGTCAACATCGATAGGCATACTCTTATGCTCTTCCCTCATTAAATCGTTTTCAACTGCTTCATCCTGACCCTTTGCTTGTGCAGCAAAATAATCAGCACGAGACTGCGCGATCTCTTCAGGTACCCTAGCGAGCAATAGGCCACCAACCCCGATAACCCCTTTGTACTTACCGTCTTGGACAATTGGATAATCAGAATCTTTATATTCGTCAGCTCTCACTAACTCATAACCAGATCTCATTCTCCCAGAGATATTTTTAGTGTCTTGAAACCCTAAACTCTCTGATCTTATCCATCTGTGCCTGAATCCATCAGGTGCAGGGGGTGCATCTAGAGAAGATGGAGGAGTCCACACTTTTGGTCTTTCAGTTTCTGACCGTGTTTGACTCGCACGTGAAGTATTTTTGTCTTCTTTTTTCATGTTACGCTCCTTCCGTGAGTTTTATTTGTTTTGCGTATTCTTCGAGTGGCACACCTAATTTTTTCGCGATAGCGACCTGAGAGGGTGTGAGTCTCACAGTTTTGCGTCCTGGTTTTACGCTTCTCTGAGCTGAAGCGACCAACTGATTGGTCTTGGACGAATGCTCTACATCACCACCTTTAGCAAATTTATGACTAAAGTCAACTCTTATTCTTTTATCAACTTCATTATAATAATCATCTGATTTAGGATCAAACCCTTCATTTACCAAATCCTTATGGATTTCAAAGGCAGTAAATGTCATGGCTCTGTCTTTACCAAACCATGAGTTTCTACTAGCCCATTCTTCCGCTTTAGGATCGGGATCAGGGAGTGTCTGAGGTGTTTGCTGTGGTAATCTTCCACCGTCTGAAAGTTGTTGAATAGGTCTCTCCTCTTCAACAGGTTCCGACTTTTTTTGCTCCAATTTAGCATTTTCAAATGCTAATGAAGCAATTCTTTTGTTGGCTTCAACTTGAGCAGTTGCATCTCCAGCTTCAATGGCGCTTGCTAATTCTTTTTGAGCAGACTCCATTCCTGTTTTTACATTTTTCTCAAATCTAGACCAATAATCAGTATCCATTTTTTTAAATGTTTTCTGATCATTTCTTCTTTGATATTCTAAAGCTTGAGCATATTCAGTAGCAGCTTGTTCTCTACGTTCTGCTTCTCTCATTTTACGAGTAAGTTTAGATATACGTGCTTGAACGCCTTTACTGTATTCCTCTAGTTTAGAGTCATCTTCTTTTTGTTCCTTCTTTACTTCTTTTACTGTTTCTTCTTTTTCTACTTCTTTTACTGTTTCTTGTTCCTTGGTTTCTATAACTTCTTCTGCTTTTTCCTCTGGTACAATTACATCTACTTCAGGTCCTGAAGTATCTATATCTACCTTTTCTTCTTCTTTTTTTATTTTATTTGCTTCTGGCATAGTTCTCCTTATCTATGTTAGTATTTATGCAAGATATCCTCTGGATTCTTGATAGTTGCTAAAATTTCATCTTCATTTAACAACCTGATTTCTCCACCTTCAATTTGTATACGTGATCCTGCGTAACGCGCAAAGATCACCCAATCACCAACCTTGCACCACGGTCCTTCTGGATATCTCTCTTTATCCGTATAACATTGTGGTCCCATAGCTAGTACGTTTCCACACTGTGATGCAACTTGTTGTTTTTCTAAAGTAGTTTCATTCATAATGATTCCACCTTTAGTTCTTTCATCCATTTTAAATGGCAAGACTATAAGTCTCCAACCCGTAGGTTCTGGTAATTTTGCTTTTTCTTTGGTAACTTCTTTTTGCTCTTCTGATCTTTTTAAACCAACTAAATCTTTATTTGGTAAGTGGATTTTTTGTGTTGATGTCGACGACATTTCCTTCATCTTGCTCCTTATCATTAAGCAGGTTAGAGAGTTCCTGTTTAACTGCCTCGTAGGCGTTAATTTGTCCGATAATATACTTATATGTTTCCATATTGTCAACCCCACCAGACGTTATAGAGATTGATAATTGATTAATTCTAGTATCTAAGGCTCTGCGTAATTTATAAATTACGTTTTCTAAATTCATATTAAATCTTTATAATATTTCTCGTAACTCTTGTTTGAAACTGGTTCACCAGCTAAATCACTTTTAATATGTGATCCAATATATTCTTCCTTTGGAGGATATACAAAATCTGTCTTTGTTTCACTTAATATCTTTTCTGGCTGCTTTACAGCTGGTTTTCTTGAATTACCATTAAAGGGTTTATATCTTGGGTTTACCATTTGAAATCCTTTGGAGCAGTATAATGCTTTGTTTTTGTTTTTGTTTTTTTAGGAGGTTGATTTGTAAAATATCTTGTCAAATTTTCTCTAAAATCTTCATCCACTATTTTCTTTTTCTTTTCTTTTCCTGCTTTTATAATAGATTCTTTTGTTTTTTGACCTTTAAATTTTGTACCAGGTTTAACACCTTTAATAGCTTCACCTGCTTTTTTACCTGCTCTTATCCAAAATCCAACCATTATTTTTTTCCTCCATTACGAAATATTTGAGTTCCCTTTATACCAAAAATGCTGGCACAGACAAGTATCCATAAATTAGTGAACCATGTCGGCAATGCCTGGAAATGTTCGAAGAAGATTTTTATCTTCTCCATAGCCGCCGGATCGTCCGA